CGTTGTCGGCGGCGGGGGTTATTCGTACCACGAGCGCACAAGGAGGTGACCGGAATCCATGCCCACGAAATACTGCCAACTGCCGATGTGCCGCAAGGCCGCCATGGAGGGCGGATCGTTCTGTTCGGTCGGGCACGGTCTGGCCGCGCTCGCCATCACGGCCGGGCCGATCTTGACGAAATGGCGAGCACAGAACCCCTCGGTCCATGTGCGGGGGGATGAGGGTCGGTACAACCGGCGCCTGGTGATTATCGGCGGCCGCGAAATGTGGATTCCGGATCGCGCCTTCCGCTGTCTGGTCACGCTGGCGGCGGCCCGGGTACAGCGCCGGCGCCTAGGCGGATGGGTCTGGGCGGACGAACTGGGCTGCACGTTCCGCGAGGCCCAGGTGGCGGCCAACCTGATCCGGAGGATGCTCAACCTGCGGGTCGAGTGGGACCATGCCGGCCGGCGCCGGCTCGGCGTCCACCCCGATCGTATCTGGCTCAACGTGCCGCTGCTCCGCGAGGACCGGGACCACCGGATATCGGGGCTATTCAAGCGGGAGAAACAGTGAGAACGCTGACCGACAGGGACGTGCGGATTCTCAAGGCGTACTACCTGCAGAGCCAAACGCTGGCCGTCATTGCCAAGCGCGAACACCTAACCAGAGAGCGGATCCGGCTAATCATTTTGGAGACGACCTCCATGCTGCGTCAGTTCCCCCGGCTCCGGCGCCGGTTCATACGGCGGGAGTTGCTGACGGCCCTGATCCAGGGCATCATCCGGGAGGCGACCACCCGGGAGTTCATGCATCACACCCGCTGTCCATTCTCGGACGAGATCGACGAAACATAGATCGTCGGGCCGTCCTTTCCAATCCCCCAGACAACCCTTCCCAAAGTTAGAGCACGCGGACTTCATGATATAACGCTGTCTGCTCCTCGGCATATCAATTCGTGAGCGGAGCCGCGTATGGCGGCGCTGCCGAGTTGATATGGCGAAGGAAGCGAAAGCAAAAGGCAAAGCGGCCGAACAGTCGACCACACCGACGGGGCTTCAATTTCTGCCGGATTGTCCCCTGGATCGGCTGCACCCGTATGACCGGAACCCGCGCCGGAACGACGCCGCTGTCGAGGCCGTCGCCAAGTCGCTCGGCCAATTTGGCCCGGTCGCGCCGATCATCGTTGACGGGGATTTCCGCATATGCGCAGGGCACACAAGATACAAAGCCGCCACACAACAGGGGCTGGCCACGTTCCCGGTTCTCGTTGCGCCGCATTTGGTTGGCGACGATTTTAAGGCGTACAACATTGCCGACAACCAGACGGCGAGCATCGCCGAATGGGATACGCCGGAGTTGGCGGCGATCATTCAGGAGCTGCAGGACGCGGACTACGACTTTTCGGTGCTTGGGTTTAATGCCGAGGAGTTTAACGAGATTATGGCGAGCATCGACGGGCCGCCGGTTAACCCGAATGACCCTGACGATGTGCCGGAGCCGCCCGTTGATCCGATCAGCAAGACGGGCGACCTATGGCTGCTGGGCGATCATCGGTTGCTGTGCGGGGACGCGACGGTGGCGGCGGATGTCGAGCGGTTGCTTGATGGGGCGAAACCGTTTCTCATGGTCACCGACCCGCCATATGGGGTGGAATACGATCCGGGGTGGAGGAATGGGCTAGGGTGGGCACCCAATAGAGCTACGGGGAAGGTCGTCAATGATTCTCGATCTGACTGGCGGGATGCATGGTCGCTATCGCCCTGCGATGTTGCCTATATTTGGCACGGGGCATTGCACGTGTTGAGTGTGGCGGAGTCGCTTCTGGCGTGCGATTACATAGTCCGGGCGCAGATTATTTGGGCTAAACAGATGGCTCCCATATCAAGGGGGGCTTATCGTTGGCAGCATGAGCCTTGTTTCTATGCGGTCCGTAAAGGGAGAACATCGAAGTTTATTGACGATCATTCCCAGACAACGCTTTGGGAGATTGCCAATTTAAACCCGGTCGGAGGAAGGTCCCAAGAAACTGCCGACGTTGTGGCTTCTGGGCATGGCACCCAGAAGCCGGTTGAGTGCATGGCTCGCCCAATCCGCAATCACGGCGGCAAGGACGATCACGTTTACGATCCCTTTGTTGGCTCCGGCACAACAATTATCGCTTGCGAGCAACTCGGCCGTAAGTGCTACGCGATGGAGATCGAGCCAAAATACGTCGATGTCGCGGTGCGGCGCTGGGAGCAATTCACCGGGAAACAAGCGGAGTTGGCGCGATGATGCGGCAGGCGTCAAAATATGATCCCGAAGTCCGCAATAACAGGGGCCCCAATGACTGAACGCCGTACCCGCTCCAAGTGGCTCAGCCACGTCGCCGACCGGATCCCGACTATCCAAGCGTGGAAACGGGCCGGCCTGACCGACGAGGAGATTGCCAAGAATCTCGGGGTCTCACGGTCGGTATTTAAGACCTATAAGGCCACGTATCCGGCCCTACAGGCCGCGTTAAAAACCGGGAAGTCCGACGCGGACGCGCAGGTTGTTAACGCCCTTTTCAAGCGGGCCTGCGGGTACGAATACGAAGAGGTCGAGACGACCGTCGTCAAGAGCAAAGACGGCACGGAGCTTATCCCCCGAGTCAAGAAGACGCGCCGGTACGCTGCGCCGGATATTACGGCGCAGATTTTCTATCTCTGCAATCGGGTAAGCAAAGACTGGCGGAGCGTAACACGGCAGGAGATTACGGGACCGGACGGCGGACCAATGGTGACCGGCAAGGTGGTGTTGTACCTGCCGGATAATGGGAGGTTACGCAAGAAGCAGGAACAGGCGCGGAATGACGATGCAGCTACTGGACCAGAGCCCGAGTGAATCGGCAGACATGGAGATGGGCCCACAGATCGGGCCACAGGAAGATTTCCTGCTCAGTGACGCCGATATCGTCATTTTTGGCGGCCAGGCGGGCGGGGGAAAGTCCTACGGTCTGCTGCTCGAAGCGACCCGACATATTGACATTCCCACATTTCAGGCGGTAATATTTCGGCGGGAGTTCACGGAGGTGTCGGCGGCCGGCGGGTTGTGGGATACGGCCAGGGAGATTTATCCGTGGATGGGCGGTCGACCGTCAGAGAATCGCTACCAGTACAAGTTCCCGTCCGGTGCTAAAATCTCATTTGCCCACATGCAGCATGAGGATGACCGGCTCAAGTGGCAGGGGTCGCAGATTCCCATGATTGGGTTCGACGAGTTGACGACTTTCACCTGGAGCCAATTCTCATTCATGCTATCCCGCAACCGGTCGACCTGTGGTGTTCCGCCGTATATCAGGGCGACGTGCAACCCCGATCCCGATCATTTCCTCCGCAAGCTCATCGGTTGGTGGATTGACGATGACACCGGCCTGTCGATCAAGGAGCGTTCCGGAGTTATCCGATATTTTGTCAACCTGGATGATGAGCTTCATTGGGCGGATACTCCCGACGAATTGACGACACGCTTCCCCGGCTCTATACCAAAATCCCTGACCTTCATCAACTCGACCGTCTTCGATAACCGGATCCTCATGCGTGAGAACCCGGAGTATCTCGCCAACCTTCAGGCGCTTCCAAAAATCGATCGCGAGCGGTTACTGCGTGGCAACTGGAACGCCCGGGCGACGGCGGGGATGTATTTCCAGCGACATTGGTTCGAGATCGTCGAGGCGGCACCGTCCTATGGACAGGAGATTCGCTATTGGGACCGGGCGGCCACGGACGCCGCCAGCAAGAACGCGGCCCAGAGTTCGTGGACCGCCGGCGTGCGCATGCGCCGATCGCCGGGCGGCGTCTACTACGTCCTCGACGTCTGCCGGTTTCAGGGCTCCCCGCTCGAGGTGGAGCGCACGATCCGGCAGGTGGCCAGCCAGGACGGCAAGTCGGTCACTATCGGCATTGAGCAGGACCCCGGACAGGCCGGCAAGGCGGAAGCGCAGTTGCAGGTCCGCAATCTCGCCGGCTACAACGCGCGGGTCAATCCGGTGCATGAATCCAAAGGCGTGCGGGCGAAGCCGGTGAGCGCCCAGGCGGAGGCCGGCAACGTCAAGCTCGTGCGGGGGGCATGGAACGAGGCGTTTCTGCGGGAAGTGGAGAATTTCGACGGCACGGACGCCTGCACGTCGGACCAGGTCGACGCCCTGTCCGGCGCCTTCATGATGCTGAACAGTCCGAAACGAGTGGGAACGTGGTAAAATATGGGGGCGAGCGCAATGGCCAATCCGAAGGACAGCAACGGCAAACGCGCCTATCAGATCATCATCACCATTCTCACCGGCCTGCTGCTGCTGGCGGCGACCGGGTTCGTCGACGACATCCGCGGCCAGGCCGACAAGGAC